TACCTCATCTATTTATTCCAGAAGATAATGCTAAAAAAAGAAGTGATAGAGATGGAGTTAATTATATGGAATGGATGAGGGATGGTCATGTTATTGGAACAGAGGGAGATGTTGCAGATTACAATTTTATTAAAGCAAAAATAAATGAGTTATCTATAAAATACAGAATCCAATCGATTGCTTATGATAGATGGAATGCATCTCAATTGGTTATTGACTTACAGAACGATGGTGCTAACATGGATCCTTTTGGTCAGGGGTTTGTTAGTATGTCAGCACCTACAAAAGAGTTAGAAAAAATTATTTTGGCTAAACAAATAATACATAATAATAATCCAGCAATGAATTGGATGCTCTCAAATGTTGCACTACAAGAAGATAGCGCAGGTAATATTAAGGTTGCTAAAAATAAGAGCAAAGAGAAGGTCGATGGTATAGTTGCATTAGTCATGGCGATTGGAGAGATGATGACAACCGAAGATACAAACAGCGTTTACGAAAATAGAGACATAATAATATTATAAAAAATGGATAATAAAATTTTAGCATTACTTACTCCTGACGGATTTGACGAAAGATTTTGGGAAGCTGCGGCCCAAACAAAAACTTATAAATTGGCTTATGAAATTGTAGAAAAAGAGTGTGAACAACACTTTAAAATTAGACGTTATGCTGATTATAATTCTTATAGAAATTGCCGCGACAAAAGGCTTAAAAAAGCCCAAAAACAAAATTTAACATAATATTTTTTTTCGTGTCCGCCATAAGTAGTAAATCAACGTTCTAACATTTTTAATACCAATATACCAGAGAACAGTGAAAGTCGCTTAGAACGTCTAAAAATAGCCTTAAATTAAATTTTAGAAATGCAACAAAGTTGCACAAAAAAGACGTTTCAAATTCGTAAAATTGCACAAAATTATAATTTTAACTTTGGGCATAATAGACAATTTCAGACAGTTATTTGTTGGCGACAAGTCATCAAAAGCTGAAAAGAGAAGTGTTAGTTTAAACACTATTTTTAATGACGCAAATGTTTTTGATACTGACAAAGCGTTAACGTTAACTGCGGTGTGGAATGCAATCAGATTATTATCTGAAAGTGTATCGCAGCTGCCAGTTTCAGTATTTAGAGTTGATGAAAACGGCGACAAATCGGAAGACAAAAACAGCCCAATTTACAACCTACTAAAATTCAAACCAAATAATTATCAAGACAAGATTGCATTTTTTGAATATGTAATGATGTGCATTTGTGTAGATGGTAATGCATATGTTTGTATAAAAAGAGATAACGCAGGCCGACCAGTTGAATTAATCCCATACAATCCTGACATAGTTACTGTAATAATAAATGAGGGAGAGTTGTTTTACCAAGTTGATTCTGTTGGTGTTTTAGATAGTGCTGATGTACTACATTTCAAAACACTAACTGATGATGGGATAACTGGTATATCTCCAATTGACCAATGTGCAAAAGCATTAAACTGGTCATTAAGTTTAGAAAAGTTTGGTTCGACGTTTTTTGAGAATGGTGCTAAACCAAGTTCTGTGCTGTCTACTGATAGAGCATTAAGTGAAACAGCCATTGAAAGATTAAGAAATTCATTTAATAATACTTATTCAAGATTGGCTAACAGTAATTCTACAATAATACTTGAGGAAGGATTGACATTTAAACCAATCTCAATAAGTCCAGAGCAAGCTCAGTTCTTAGCAAGCAGAAAATTTAGTGTTGAGGAAATATGTAGAATCTGGAATATCCCTCCACATATGTTAGGCGATTTAAGTAAATCATCTTTTTCAAATATTGAAATGCAAAATCAGGAGTTTGTTACTTATACTCTGATGCCATACATTACAAGAATAGAAGCACAGATGAATCAAAAATTATTTAGACAGTCAGACATGGGTAATATATTTGTTGAGTTTAATGTAAATGGTTTATTAAGAGGGGATGTTAAAACAAGAGCAGAAGCATACAGAACAGCAATTCAAAATGGTTACATGAGTGTTAATGAAGTTAGAAGAAAAGAAAACATGAATGGAATTGAAGGAGGTGATAAACATTTCATGCAGCTTAACATGACGACTTTAGAAAAAATAGGAACGGATGCCAGCGATTAAGTGTGATAATGATAAATGGAAGTGGGGAGAAAATGGCTCATGTATTTATGATTCTAAAGCTGAAGCAGAAAAAGACAATGAAGATTATTACCGAGATGTAAGCGATATTGATTTATCGGTTACAAAAGGAATGATTGAAGAGGCGAGAAAAGGTTTAGACTGGAGAAAAGAATTTGACAGAGGCGGCACAGAGGTTGGAGTTAAAACAGCCAACATGATTATTGATGATGCCATGACTGTTGAGAGAGTTAAAAAAATGTACTCTTATTTAAAGAGGCATGAGGTTGATAAACAAGCAGAAGGATTTGAAGTAGGTGAAGATGGTTACCCGTCTGCTGGTAGAATAGCATGGGCATTATGGGGTGGAGATGCTGCTGTTAGTTGGAGTGAGAAAAAAAGAAACCAAATACAAGAAGAAGAAGAAAAAAGAAAAGCAAAAGTTTGGGATAAAATTTATAATGAAATAGATATGGAAAAAAGAATATTTAATATTGAAACCAACATTGAAAGAAGAGATGTTGACGGAGTAACAAAAGATGTCGTTGTTGGTTATGGTAGTGTTTACAATAGCCGCTCAAATAATCTTGGAGGATTTTATGAGTATATTGAAGAGGGGGCATTTACCGATGAATTAATCGAGAGGTCTGATGTAAGAGCATTAATTAATCATGATGCATCTCTGATATTGGCGAGGTCAAAAAATGGCGTAGGAACGCTTAAATTAAATGCAGATAAAAATGGTTTACGTTATGAGTTTGATTTGCCAGATTTATCTTATGCAAAAGATTTAGCTGTTAACATGGCTAATGGCAATCTAAGTCAATCATCATTTGCATTTACTGTTGCTGAAGATGAGTGGAGTACAAACGATGCTGGAGAAAATATCAGAACGGTAAAAAAGATTGATAATTTGTATGATATCTCAATTGTAACTTATCCAGCTTTTAATCAAGCTGAAGCAGATTTAGTAGTTGCAAAAAGAGGATTATCTGTTTATAAGGAAAAAATCGAAAGAGAAAAAGAAGAAAAAGACTTAGTGAAGCGTTCTCTTGTTTCACTAAAGATTGAATTAATTAAGAGAAATAATAAAAACAATAAAAATGAAAAATAGTAACGAATTAAAAGAAATGAGAAGTGATATCATTTCACAGTTGGAAGCAATAAAAGATATTGCTACAACTACTGAAAGAGATTTGACTATCGAAGAAAATAATGAAGTTGATAAATTTCTTGCTGATATTGATGATTTAGATGTTAAAATCGAAAGAGCAGAAAAATTAGAAACAATAAAAAGAAACACTGCTGTTGCGTCTGGTGTTGTATCTACTAAAGAAGATAAGGATTTATCAAGATATTCTTTCCAAGAGGCTATGCGTTCAGCATACACTGGTAAGATTGAAGGTTTAGTAAAGGAAATGGATCAAGAGGCTCGTAATGAAGCAAGATATACTGGTCAAAACTTTAAAGGTTTGGCTATCCCTTCTTCTATATTAGAAAGCAGAGCAAATGTAGGTAATGATGCAGTAAACGCTACAGAAACAATGGCTTTTACTGACCAATTAGAAGCTAACTTAGTATTAGCATCTGCTGGTGCAAACTTTTACTCTGGTATCAATAACATGAAGTTCCCAGTAATCTCTGGTGTAAACTCTTACTTTGTACCTGAGGCTGGAGGTAGTGCATCAACTGCTACTGGAACAGCATCATCTATTACATTAACTCCAAAGAAACTTATCTCTGTTGTAAATGTATCTAATGAGGCTATGATTCAAAATCCATCTTTAGAGGCTGCATTAAGAAGAAATATGGCGGCTAATATCGCATCTACTTTAGAAGGTGCTTTATTAAACACTGCTGATGAAACAAATGCTCCAGCATCTATCTTTGCAGACGCTGCTACTGGGCCAACTGCTGTAACTGCGGCTGACTGGGTAACTATGGAGACTACAGTTCTTGAGGCTGGTGTTCAGTTAGAGGGTGCTAGAATGGCATACCTTTTAGATGCTGATGCTTACAAGACTGTTAAATCTTTAGCACAAGTTGCATCTGTATCTCCAATATGGGATAATGCAGATAAGAGATTAAATGGATACTTTGGTTTTGTTTCTGGAAATGTTGCATCTTCTGGAACAGCATCTAAGGCTCATGCTTTATTCGGAGATTTCTCTAAAGTACACATCGCTCAGTTTGGTGGTTTAGATGTATTATTTGACCCTTACACTGGTGGTGCTACTGGAGAGCCAAGAATGATAATTACATCTTTAGTTGATGGAGATGCTGCTCAAAATGGAGCTGCTTTCGTTAACTTAATTGAAGCATAGTTTGTTTTAATAATTATTAAAGGGGTTGGTTTTAATCGGCCAATCCCTTTTTTTTTTAATATCATAAAATGAGAGCATACGAAATAGTTACAGCGGCAGCATCAAATATATTAACAACAGCTGAAGTAAAAACACATTTAAAGGTTGATACTACTGCTGATGATACTTATATTGATAATTTAATTGTAGCGGCTACAAATAGCGCACAAGAGTACACTAATAGATTTTTTATTAGCACTGAAATTAGACAGTATGCAGATACATGGGATGAGTCATTATCATTATTTAAAAGTCCAGTTGACACTGATTCTTCTTATAGTGTAAAATACTGGGATGCAGATGATACTTTGCAAACATTATCAACTGATATTTATTTAATAGATGATATTCAAATGCCAGCAAGAATGGGGTTAAGACCAAACAAATCATTTCCTGTATTAGCTGACAAAATAAATGCTGTTTACATTACTTATCATGTTGGAGTGGCAAATGCGGCAGCAGTTGATAAAGCTATTAAGCAAGCTGTATTACTTACAATTGGACATTGGTATCAAAACCGAGAAGCCGTTATTGTAGGTAGGCAAGTAAATGAAATGCCAATGAGTGCAAAATATTTATTAGACCAATATAAAATTCAAGTGATAAGATAATGAGAATTGGCGAATTAGATAGAAGGATTGTTATTGAATCACCTACAGTTACGCAAAACACTTATGGCGAGCAAATTTCGTCATGGTCAACATACAGAACAGTATGGGCTAAAATGGAATGGAAAGGAGGAAGTGAAAAAGAAGAAACAGAACGAATGACCGCAACGTCAAAAGTTTGTTTTTATATTAGAAATTTAGACATAAGCATAACCGAACAAAATAGAATATTATATGACTCCAAATATTATGTTATCAATGTAATAAACGAAATAGAAGGAAGGGAGGCATTTTTAGAATTAGAAACAACAATCCGAGATTAATGGCAAAAAGAGAAAGAGGGATAAAGGTTGGGTTTGATAAACAAAATTTAAAAGTCATTAATGACATGTTTAAGCAATTACCAAAACAAGTTGCTCAACATAAAGTTTGGATAAAATTTTGGAGGCATAATTCTAAGCCATTACAAAAAGCTGCAAAACAAAATGCAGAGGCAATTGGTGGTACTGGACAACTTGCAAAAAGTATTGGGTTTTTTACAACTAAAGCCAGCAGAGAATTTATGGGGGGATATGTTGGGCCAAGAGTAAAAGGAGCGTATGGGAAAATGGATTTGCAAGATAAAAGTGGGAAAGAGTTAAAGGGAAAAAAAATGTACACAAAAAGTGGTTTCTATGGTGCATTTGTAGAGTATGGAGGCGAGGTTATGCATTGGGGTAAGGCAACAAGTAAAAATCAGCCATTTATGAAAAAAGCATGGGCATCAGCACATAAACAAGTTTTAATGAATGGGATGAGAGATGCGGCAACTATATTCCAAAGAGCATTAAAAATACATGAAAGAAGATTAAAAAAATACGGAAGATTCGGATACTAATATGAAAAGCGGATTAGCAATATCAAGTTTATTAAGAACAGACTCAGATGTTTTTGCATTGGTAAGCACAAGAGTATACCCAGTTGTTGCAAAAGATTCAACTGCATTCCCATTTATTATTTATGATGTAGAAAGTGAATCGCCAACACAAGACAAAGATGGAGTGTCTACGTTGGATGAGGATTTTGTAACAGTATCTGCTTATAGTAAAACATACAGCGAAGCAGCAGATTTGGCTCGTAAAATTAGAACAGCATTAGACAGGAAGACAGGGACATACGGAGGCATAAAAGTACAATCTATCCAGTACAATGGATATAATGATTTATTTGATGACAATGCAAGTAATGATGGAGTATATCGTAAATCCTTAGACTTTAAAATAAGAATTGTAAACAGTTAAATATGAGATACGAATTATTAAAAGATTGGCCATCAAAAAGACATGGCAAAACAATAACAAAAGGAACGTTTGTTATTATAACAATAAAAAAGGAATTGGAGGAATTGATTGAGTTGGGTTGTATATCAAAACCGAAAGTAAAGAAGAAAAAAGAAAAAAAATAATTAATTATAAAAAAAGAAGAAAATGGCAATATTAAATGGAACAGACGTGAAGGTTTATGACAGTGGTACTGGTAATTTAGTTGCTTTCGCACAAAACGGAAGTTTAACGATAAATCATTCACTAAGAGAAATAACTAACAAAGAATCTGCTGGATTCAAAGAGTCTTTAGAAGGATTAAGAGATTGGAGTATTGATTTAGATGGTGCTTACGCATGGACAGACACATCTGGTGTTTTAACAAATGGAGCAGATGATGTACTGCAAACAAATGTTTTGAATACAAGACAAGCGTTTACAGTTAAATTTGGAAATGTAGGCGGTGTTACTGGAGACATAGTTTACTCTGGGTCGGCATTCATTACATCATGGAGTGTAACTGCTGGTACGGAAGACACAGCAACTTATTCGATCAGTTTAGAAGGTACTGGTACATTAACACAAACTGTATCTTAATAATAATTTTTGGGAGTGGGGGGGTGAATCTTGTTAGGTTTGTTTTCATCCCCTCGCAACCATACTAAACAAACAAGACAATGAAATATACATTTGTAGAAATAAATGAAAAAAAATATCCAGTAAAGTTTGGATTTAATGCTTTAAGAAAGTATGGAATGAAAACTAATACATCTTTACAGGATTTAGATAAGTTAGGCCAAGACATGAGATTAAACGATGCATTGACTTTAATTTTATGTGGCATTGAAGATGGTTACAGAGCAGCAAAACAAAAATGTGATTTAGACATTGATTCTTTGTCTGATTTAATTGATGAAGATTTTGAAGCAATTGAAAGATGCAT